TTGAAAAACATTTACGTACTTAATTACGGACTTTACGATGAAACCGACATTACTTACGATACAGCGCCAGGATTAGAAGACGTTATTAACGCGATTTCTTTACCCGCTTTAAGTTCAATTTACAAATATGAATTAAAGGGTACAAACTCGTTCGAAACTACTATTACTTCTTCTCGCGAGAATGGTACAACGTTCTTCGAGCAAGTATTAAGCGTTCAACTTAAAAAGCAAGACGCAATTACTCACAAACAAGTTAAATTATTATCTTACGGACGTCCAAACATTATCGTTGAGACAAACGCGGGACAATACTTTATAGCGGGATTATTCCGAGGAATGGACGTTACTGCGGGTACTATATCGAATGGTACTGCCTTGGGTGATATGAATGGTTACGGATTGACTTTCACGGGCCAAGAGGCCACGCCTGCCAATTTCTTGGATTGTGCAACCGAAGCGCAATTAGTTGCTTTATTAAACAACCCAACCGTAGTTAATTCTTAAGAACTTTGTTTCATAACGTTAAGGGGGTGGCAACACCCCTTTTTTTATGCACAAAAACACGGATTAGGAGTTATAATAATATGATAGTAGTTAATGAATCTAATATAGGTCAAACAATACATTTTATTCCAAGATACGGAGTTCCTGCAACGTTGGAGTTAACGGGAGAAAACACGAACGTAACTCAAGTTGTTACGGGTACATTTGTTTATGGAGATTACACTTGGCAACTGATAACACAATTTCCAACTAAAGAAAACCAATTTTATTGGGCAGTATTCAAAGACGCATTCGGAAATATACTATTAAAAGAGCGTATGTTTTGCACTAATCAACCAATAAACACGTTCTCGGTTAACGACGGGCAATATATAAGCAATACCACAACTAACGACTTTATAATGTATGAATAACGTTCACGTTTTACAATTAGCGGAATACCAACAACCCGTATTACAAGAAAACTCACGCGACGCGTGGGTAGGTTGGGGAGAAAATAACGATTACTTCGATTACCTAATTGATAGGTACACGAATTCAACGACAAACGGCGCGATTATAAACAACGTTTCGCGTTTGATATACGGAAAAGGTTTAAGCGCTTTAGACGCTTCGCGTAAGCCAAACGAGTACGCTCAAATGATGACTTTGTTTAGCAAAGATTGCGTTCGTAAAATGGTATTCGATAGAAAACTTTTCGGTCAATTTGCTATCCAAGTACACTACAATGAAAAGCACGATAAAATTCTCAAGGCTTACCATATGCCAGTGAACTTATTACGCGCTGAAAAATGTAACGATAAAGGCGAAGTAACGGGATATTATTACTCGGATAATTGGAAGGAAGTACGTAAGTTCCCGCCTATGCGAATTCCTGCATTCGGATTCTCAAAAGAAAAAATCGAAATAATGTTCGTAAAGCCTTACGGGGTTGGAATGAAGTATTACGCTTATCCCGACTACCAAGGCGCACTACCTTACGCAGTTTTAGAAGAAGAAGTAAGCGACTATTTAATAAACGAAGTTCAAAACGGGTTTTCAGGAACGAAAGTCGTAAACTTTAATAACGGAGTACCTTCGGAAGAACAACAAGACTTAATAAGCCAAAAGGTATTAAGCAAATTAACGGGTTCTAAAGGTCAAAAAGTTATCGTTGCGTTTAATTCCAACGTTGAATCTAAAACTACGGTTGAGGATATTCCATTAAACGACGCGCCCGACCATTACACGTATTTATCGGACGAATGTTTACGAAAAATAATGTTAGGCCACAACGTTACAAGTCCTTTGTTATTTGGTATTGCTTCAACGAACGGATTTAGTTCTAACGCAGACGAATTACAAAACTCGTTTATCTTGTTTAACAATATGATTATTAAGCCGTTTCAGGACGAAATCTTAGAAGCGTTTGATAGAATTTTAGCTTTTAACGGAATAGCGTTAAAATTATTCTTTAGAACGTTAAAACCGCTTGAATTTACGGACTTAGAAAACGCAACAACCGAAGAACAAGTAACGGAAGAAACGGGCGCAGACGCAACCGAATTAAAGTCCCAAAGCGTAGAAGAACAAATCGCTTTAGCTTTACAAGAATTCGGCGAACAACCCCAAGAAGATTGGTTATTAATAGATGAAGCACCCGTAGACTACGACACGGACGAAGAAGAAAATAACGCACTTAAAGGCGAAAAATCTTTATTTAGTCGTTTAGTAGAATTAGTAAACACGGGAATAGCTTTTCCTAACGCTAAGTCCGAACAAGACGAAGTAATAGACGGAGTTAAGTTTATTACTCGTTATGTTTACGAAGGCGAAGACGGCGGGAAAAGTGGGAAAATGCGTCCCTTTTGTAAGTTAATGAAAAGCGCTAAAAAGATTTATCGTAAAGAAGATATTTTGCGTATGAGTAAATCGGTAGTTAACGGATTCTACACAAACGCAGAAGGCCGTACAATCGGTTTCGGTAAAGGCGGGAATTTAACTTACGATATTTGGTTATACAAAGGGGGTGCTAATTGCCACCACCGTTGGAATAAACAAGTATACGCGCAGTTCGATTCACGCTTTGGAATAGACGTTAATTCTCCTAACGCTAAACAAATAGCCGTAAGAAAAGCGGAAAAATTCGGTTACAAAATTAAAAACAATGCACTTGTTTCGACACGTCCAATAGATATGCCGAACCGAGGATTTATAAACCCAAGATAATGGCAGAAGCATTATTAATAACTCGCGACGATTTAGTTCGTTTTACCGCTACAAACGGAAATATGGACACGGACACTTTTATACAATGGATTAAAGTGGCTCAAGATATTCACATTCAACAATACACGGGAACGCAATTACTAGACAAAATAAAAACGGATATAGTAAATAATACCTTAGCGAATCCGTATCTTGACTTAGTAGAAACTTACTTAAAGCCTATGCTAATCCACTGGGCAATGGTTGAGTTTTTACCTTTTCAGGCCTATACAATCGCGAACAAGGGAATCTTTAAGCACTCAAGCGAAAACGCTTCTAACGTAGATAAAAACGAAGTGGACTTTTTGGTAGAAAAGCAACGTTATTTAGCGCAAAACTACACCGAGCGTTTTATTCAATATATGGCTTTTTCAGGTAATACGTTCCCTGAATACTATACAAATAGTAATTCGGATATTTACCCGAACTCGGATTCAAACTATATGGGATGGGTAATATAAAAAAACCTTACGCGCCAAAAAAGGCGAACATTATTAAGTTAAAAACATTACTTAAAAAATTAGAAAATGGAAAATGATTGGGGGAAGGCTTTTAACACGGAGATAAATTGGGGTACAAGTACACAAACTGCGAAGCCGTGGGGTAATGTTGTTTTAAGTTCCCCTTCAGGAGTAACCAACATAACGGGCAAAGATGACAACCAAATTTTAATCGAATTACCTTATTTGTTTTTAGAATCCGATACCGCTTATATGTCATTTACATTAAACGCTGAATACGTACCAAGTTTGATGAGATATACAATTTATTTTAATAATAGCTTTTACGCAGACGGAACACTATACGAAGACGGAACGGCTTGGATGTTTGAATACCCCGACCGTGGCCAATACTACGTAGATTTAGAAATAACAATAGACGGTAACACTTACCCTTTTACAAGTAATACTTTAACGGTATGATAAACCATTTACGCGGACTATCTTTACTTTATTACCTACTATCTTTTACGGGAATAGTGTTTACACTATTTGAAGCACCCTATATTTTTTACAAACTATTTGCAGTTAGTTACGGCGCTTATTTAGCATTCGAACTATTGAACTTTTACTACAATGAAAACTAAACTACTTTTATTTTTAATTTCGCTACTTTCAATTCTTGCGCCAGTTAAAGGAATGGTTACTATAACAATCCTATTTATTTGGTTAGACTTATGCGCAGGGATATGGCGAAGTAAAAAGTTAAAGTTGCCTTTGCGTTCACGTGGATTAGCACGGACTATTTCAAAGACCTTACTTTATGCGGGTGCGATTGTTTGCGTTTTCTTCCTTGAAAAATACGTTCTCGAAGATTTAATTGGATTGTTCGTAAGTGTTGATTTAGTGTTAACCAAGGCTTTTACGTTTTACTGCGTTTTCACGGAGTTAAAAAGCATTAATGAAAGTTACTTCGACGTAACGAAAAAAGACGTGCTAAAATCGTTTAAGGAGTTTATAACGGCAAAGAAACAAGAATGGGATGAGTTCAAGTAAATTAGATATTCAAAAGATAGTCCAACACCGACTAAAAAAAGGCCAGTTCTTCGAAGAAGTAAGCGACAAGACGCAGATATATTTACACCACACCGCAGGGAATGGAAACGCGGAAGGGGTTGCGCGTTGGTGGAATAGTAACGATTCACAAATAGCAACCGCATTCGTGGTTGGAGAAAACGGAACGATAGTACAATGTTTTTCTAGTAAGCATTGGGCGTGGCACTTAGGTATTGATTCGGAAGACTTTACGCGTATGGGTTCAAAGTATAAGAACCTGAATAAATTAAGTGTAGGTATTGAGATATGTAATTGGGGAATGCTCAAGGAAAAAAACGGCAAATTTTATAACTATGTGGGTGGGGTTGTTAATCCGTCTTACGTTACCACGTTAGAAACTCCGTACAAGGGTTATAAGCACTGGTATAAATACACGGACGCACAAATAGAATCAACGCGCCAACTCGTAGAATACCTTTGCGAAACTTACAACATTCCAAAAGAATATCGTAAAGAAATTTGGAGTTTAGATAAAGCAGCCTTTGACGGCGCAAAAGGAATTTTTACGCATAACTCCGTAAGAAAAGACAAAGCGGACATTTACCCTTGTCCGAGAATGATTAAAATGCTTGAAAGTTTATGAAATACCTATTTGCATTTATATGCTTTTTAACGCTGTTTTCGTGTTCAAGTGAACGCAAAGCACAATACCACTATAAAAAAGCGATTAAACACGGCTTAAAGGTGGTTAACGATAGCGACACGATACGCATAACTACTTTAGATTCGTTTCCTGTAATAAAAAACGATACTATCATTTGGGAAAAGTTTATAACAACTAAAGACACAATCGTAAATTTTAAGAACGTTTACGTGCCTAAAACCAAGTGGCAAACACGAATAGAATATAAAGAACGCGTAAAGACCTTGCGAATAGAAGGTAAAACAAAATGGAAAACGGCAAAGGCCGTTCAAGTGGTTAAATATCGCACAAATTGGTGGGTAGTTTTGATTGCTTTTGTACTTGGTAGTTTATTTGGTTTCTTTATTCGATTTATTTTAAATCCGTCGTTTATTTCTCGGGTTCGACTTTTCTTCCGATATTTCGGACAAATTTAATATATGAATTTAATTAAACACGGACGAAACGTCCACGAACTGCAACTTGACGGCAAACAAGTTCACGTAGCTATGCTTTCGGATTTACACTGGGATAACCCAAAATGCGATAGGCAACTACTTAAAAAACACTTGGACTTTTGTAAGGAGAATAATATACCCGTAATTATAAATGGGGATTTCTTTTGCCTTATGCAAGGACGCGGGGATAATCGCCGCAACAAATCGGATATTAGACAAGAACACAATAACGCACGTTATTTAGATTCGATTGTCGAAACTGCTTCGGAATGGTTTAAACCCTACGCAGACATTATAAAAGTAATAGGATACGGAAACCACGAAACAGGAGTAATAAAATACCAAGAAACGGACTTACTCCAAAGATTCGTAGACCTACTTAATTACAAATGTGGTTCAAGCATTCAAACGGGCGGTTATGGCGGTTGGGTAATTATTCGACAAATGTTCCACGGGAACGCACAAATAACAACTAAAGTTAAATACTATCACGGAAGTGGTGGTGGTGGAGTAGTTACCAAAGGCGCGTTAAACCTTACTAGAGCGCTTGAGATGTACGAGGACTTTGACGTTTTCACTATGGGACACATTCACGAAAATAGTTCGCGTAACGACGTAAGGGAAACGATTAAGCACAACGCGAAAATGGGTTACTCAATTAAACAAAAGCAACTGCATTTAATGTTAACGGGAACTTACAAAGAAGAATACGGCGAGGGTGCGTATGGTTGGCACGTTGAACGTGGCGCACCACCAAAGCCATTAGGTGGACGGATTCTTAAAATCGAATGCAAAGAAGTTGATAAGTTAATCGTAAAGAATATCGATAGTTTCAAATTTCCGCTGTAAGTTTGCGTATAGCGTTTTTAATTAGGGGGGGTAAAACCCCCTTTTTTCGTTTATAGGCTTATTTTATTAGGCTTTCCGTAAGTTTACACGCTTAATTTGTTAAAAAGTGAAAAAAATTTGTTAAAATGTTTGGTGGATTGAAACCTTTACTTTATATTTGTGTATAATTAAAAAACAAACGCTATGAAAACTTTTAGAATTGAATTTCAAGACAAAGACGGAAACGAGTTATTTATTAAGGTAATCGAAGAAACGCATTTATCTTATGCAATGATTTACGCCCGTAATTATTTAGGTACGACAACGTGGGGAGACGCAGTAAACTATGTAATAATTGAATTAAACTAAACGCTATGGAAAAACAAGAAATTTTAGAAACGATTTTAGCTTATTACAAAGAGTTAAACGAAAATTATGTAGAATGCAGGGACGCATTCGGACATTTAGATAATGACACAAAAAGAGCATTTAAGGAATTAATTACGATTGAAGAATTATTAACCCGATTAAATTTACAAAATGAAATTATTTAAGGACTTTTATAACCAGTTAGACAACGAAGCAAAATTATTGCTTATCGCGATACGCGATTTTACATTACTATTCGGAACGCTTTTTATTTCACTTTTATTAATTGCTTATTTTATAATCTTATGAGAATAGAAACACACTACCCGTTAGCGTACTTTTACGCAGATACCTTTGAAGGAGAATGTACCTTTGAATTATCAATAGACGAAGACAACGACTTAATCGTAACAATTTGTTCGGCCGTTGCTTATCGTTCGGACTTGGAAATAGAATTAGAACACTTGTTAACTGAATACGACTTGCAGTTAATCGCAACGGAAATTTACCACGACTTATTAAACTCGGATTTACACGAAGAATTTATTCAGGAAGAATACAACACCAAATTACAAAACGCTTATGAAAACGGAAAAAACTCAAGAAGGGAGTATTGATTTAATTGACCAAGTTCGTTGGTGGACAAGTGGCGGTGGCGCTATACATAAAAACGGACACTTTGACTTTAACCACTATTGTAACATTATAAAAATAAAAAATGAAAGAATACGCTATAACACATTGGTATCAGGAAACACCGAAATCCAAACGCAAAAGAACAACGACAATAGTTCAGGCCTACGACACTAACCACGCTATTTTAGTTTTGGATATTTGGAGACCATT